TGAATGAATAATTCAGCCCATCGGCATCAACGCCCAATTCCAGCGTTCCCGATGCCGTGCGAGCCAGTAAATGGTCGGGGTCATGATTAAACAACGCCACCACATCGGGCGATTGTGACAAAACCCGTTCAAACGCTTCCGGTTCAATAATTTCAGTAAACCCGCCCAAATCGTGGGAACGTTTATTGAACACGGCGGCGGTTCCACGCACCACCTTTTCACCGTTGGGGCCATCGTCGAAACGATAGGGTGTTTCCAGTAGGGGCGTTGCCCGACGTTCAATTGTTGTGTTTGTCATGGCTTGATTCCTTATTTGCCACCGGAACCGACCACGGGCGGCGGAACCCGTGGCCGGCGGCCGGTAGCCGGGGTGCAATCGGCTAATTGCCGGCCTTTGGGCATTCGCATTTCGGGCATTCGCATTTTTCGCAACAACAATCGGAAGCCGCTGCAACCGGGGCGGGAACGGCCCGCATGGTTGGGGCGGCGGCAACCGGAATTGCCGTTAAACCAGAACCGGCTCGGCCGGCATCACGGAATTGGGCCAACGTCGTTTGGTAGTTGGCACGGGCCGCCGAACGGGCCGTACGCCGCTCGCCCCACGTCAGCCGGCCACCGTGGCAACCGGCATCCGAATAGCCTGGAGCCAACATTTGGGCCGCACCGTGGCAACCACCGGCCGCAACGGGGGCATATTCAACCCGGCCATGGCAACCACGTTGCACCGTAACCGCTTCCGGGGCCGATCCGGCAAGGGCCGCACCAACCGCAACAAATGCCGCAAAACCGGCAACAAAAAAAACAGCGTTTTTCATCTCTCAAACTCTCCAATCAAAAGGGGAAACCAGTAATTCATCGCCCGTATCGTCGGCAACAAACCCACGAACCATTCCGCATTTTTGCGTACCCAACATCGACGGTTTTCATGCCGCTATTGGCATAGCAACAATTGCGATATGCTGATTCGGGGGTTGATGCCATGCCCAACCCCTCATAGCCGGGGTTGCCGCCACGGTGGGCCAACCGGCCATCGGCAACGCAACAATCGGCCACGCCTTGGGCGGTTTTGTTTGAACATCCAGACGGTACGCCGGCCCAAGCTCCACCACGCCGGCGGCGGGCGAACGCATCGGAAGGGGACATCAGCAACGCCACAAAAGCAACGCTAACCATCAACAATCGAAACGATTTCATCCGTGGATTCCTCCGTGGTTTCCGAATCGTCCGGGGTTGTTTCCCCGGTTTCGGGAGTGGCCTCCGTGCCAAATCCCGATAGCGGTTGCATATTGTTTGCAGCGATGAACGGTTCGTTTGCTGCCGGATTGTCAAACGGTGGCATATCTTCCAACCGCCGAACCTCATTGATGGCCAACCACCCGTTGTTCAGGCCGGCCACGTAATAAGCCGACCGGGCGGCGGTATCACCCCGCAACATCCCCCGAACATCCAATTGGTTTGTGTATTTTGGGGCATCCGACAGCAAACCCCGATCAATGGCCGATTCCAGCCGGCAACACCACGGGGTCAACGTGTTTTGAACAAACGCTAACGCTTCCTGCTCAACATTTGCGTACGTAGCGTTGGATAAATCGCCAATGATTGACGGGGGAACCCGGAACGCCCTTGCGATTTCTTGAACAACAAACGTTCGCAATTCCAGCATTTCGGCCTGCTCGGCCGTGGAACCGGTCAACGTTTTCACGCTCATTCCATTGGGAAGGATTGCCGTTCGGCCGGCATTGGCCGGCCCTTGGTGCATTTTCTGCCATTGGGTACGTAACGCCCTCATTGCTTCTTCTGGAATCGGTTGAGACGTTTCCAGAATAACGCCCGGTTTAGCATCATTCGCCCAAAACCGGGTGGCGTATGTGTCCATTTCTCGGGCCAGCGTCACAACGTCCCGAATCAACCGGACGGGCGACATCCCAAACAACCCGTTGTCGGATAAATAGCGAACGTGTACCAAATCCTCGGCCGTTAGCCGGCCCGATTTCCCGCATTGGTCAAAATAGTCAAAAACTACTTCACCGTTTTCGAGGGTTTTGCAATCAATGTACGTGGGATGGATTGGAACCAATTGAGAAACGAACCCACGGGAATCGTATCGTTTTAATGCGTAGGCGTTACCGTGAACGGCCGCATTGAAAACCATTTGTTCCCGAAATTCGTACGACGTTTGATGCTCATTGGGCCGGTCGTGCAATAGCCGATAATAGGGGTGGGACGTTGCAACAACGTTGCCATCCTTGGTTTTTTTGTAAAGCAACCACGGCAAGGATGCCACGCCCTCGGCAATAGCCCGAACGCAAGCATGGAACGCTGCAACCGCCATGCATTGTTCCGGCGTACCGGCCGTTCGTTCCAACCCGTCAAACGTCCAATCAATGGGCGGTAACGGGTTGTCGTGAAAAAACACCGGAGAACACGCCCGTGTTTCCGGTTCTGATTCCGGGGAACGTACCCGCCGGCTACCAATGAATGGGTTCGATTTGGTCACAATACGTATATGTTCCAATCGGGGTCGGCGGTTCGTACGGCGGTTGAATGAACGCCAACGGCCATGACCAACGCCACAATGCCGTCAATTTTTTCCGTTGAACGGTTACGGGAACAACGGATGTTTCCGTTTGCGTCCTCGGCAATTGCAACGTTGTTTGCCATCCACTCCAAAACGGGGTTGCCACGGTGGGCCAGTTTGCCGGATTCAATCAACACCTCGGTTTTGCGGCATGGTTCACACATTGCCGAAAACCCTTGGCCAAATCCTAAAATGTTCAACCCTTCCCCGGAAAGTTGCGTCAACATGGCGTTTGCGTTCCACCGGTCGGCCGCCAATGTGTGGATATGATGCCGTTCGGAAAACTCAACGATGAATTGCCGGATGGCGTCATAATCGGCAATATTCCCCGGGGTTGTCTTTAACCACCCATCACGGACGAAATCGGCGTAGGGTACGTTATCAACACGGCTACGCTCGGCCACGTTGTCGGCCGGAATCCAAAAATGGGGGTCAACGTCAAACCCCCCATCATCGTTTTCAAAAATGGCCACAAACGCCGTTAGGTCACGGGTGGACGCCAAATCCAACCCGGCCCAACACGTACGGCCGGCGGTAGGGGCCGACCATTGACGGTTCCCCAACGCCCACGTAGCCGGGGCAATCCAACGGGTATCGGCCTGGGTGGGAACATTCAACCGATACCGCAACCATGCGTTTAGCTTGCTCGGGGTGTTTTCCGCTTCCCTGGCATCCGCCGCAAACGATTGTTCCGACATTGTGACGCCCAACGACGGGTTGGCCGTGTACCAATGCTCCCGGTTGGTGAAATACTCGGCCACATCATCCACGGCCGGGGCGGCGTATATCTTCCCAAAAAACGCCGGGTCAATTGCGGGATCGGCGGAAACCCGTTCCGCATACTGCCATTGCTCCCACCAAATGGCCCCGGGTGATCTGTCATAACCGGCCGTGCTGATTGTCAAAAACATGGGCTGGTCACGGGCTGAACCGGCCCATTTTAGGGCGTCAAATAATCGCCTGTCTTTTTGGCTGTGGAGCTCGTCCACAATCACGGCATGGGCGTTGATACCTTCCGCCCGATGTGATTCGGACGAAATGACATAGGCCCGGGAATTGGATTCACGATCAACAACTGTGTTGCGTGATTCGATTGATTCCAGCCGGCTACTTAAAAACGGGGAAGCTTTCACAATTGAAAACAGTTCCCGGGCAATGATGCCGGCCTGATTTCTGTCACTGGCGGCAATAACCACCTCGGCCCCGGGTTCACGATCCGCAATCAGGAAATACAAACAAAACGCCGCCGCCAAAGTTGACTTCCCGCATTTCTTGGGCGTGAATATTGACGCCGACCGGTAACGCCGGTTTTCGTGGGCATCAACCCACCCGAACAGCGGTTCAATGATTTCCTGTTTCTGCCAATCCATTAGTTCGTATGGCTTGCCGGCCCACTTGCCTTTGGATTGGACGCAAAATTTCTCAATGAAATCCACAACACGTTTGGCCCGTTCGGCGTCAAACGTGAACCCGTCCACATAATCCGGCCGCAATTTGTCTGGGTTTTTGGGCGGTCGGCCCCGTTTTCGGGGTGTTTTTGGGGCCGTTTTTGCCGTGGTTTTGCTACGTTTTGCCGGCGTTTTGCCACGTTTTGCCGTGGTTTTGGCCGGGTTTGTTGCCGTTTGCGTGGCATCCTTGCGGGGCCGGCCACGTTTCCGGGGGGGCACGGGGGTTTCGTCCGGGGTATCTTCCACGGGTTACGCCTGTTTGAGGAATTCGCCCAACGGGTCAGCCTTGGAATTGTTGCCAACCGTGATTTGTGACCGGGCCGAGGGGTTCATTCCGTACCGGTCATAATACCGCAAAACCAGCGTGGCCAATTTAATGTAGTCCCGCATGGCCTTTTCATCGGTAAGGATGTGTTGGAACAACCTACGCAACGAATGTTCAATGTGAACCAGTTTGGCAAACGTTGACACATCCGCCACCGTCAACAATCCCATGGCCGCAACCGGGCCGGCGAGTTCATGCCACAAATCCAACAACGGCCCGACGATTTCCGGCGGAGGTGTGATGCCGCCCGGCGGTGGTTCCGGTTCTGATTTGTTGATTGCTTCTTTG